TCTCCTGCCTTCATCTTTTTCATTTCTTCTGTCCTAAGCCGTATAGCACCATCATATGCCTGTATTGAATAATGGTCACCTTTCTTTTCTGTGATCGGTCTGTATAGGACACTCATTATTTCAGGCAGGTTATCTTCAATCCCTTGTTTTATCATAGTTTCCAAATCTGCAAATTCACCGAGCGTTATGTCAGACAGGTCAGGATGAAAGCCATACTCTACACCGTCAATCTCAATAAGGTTTTTAAGAGTTGTGTCTGCTTGTTCTTGAAGCTCTGATATTTTACTCATAATACCAACTACATCACTTAATGCAAGTTGTTCTACTAATTGCCTTGGTATATCTGACATTGATGTAATGGTTTCAAGTGCTTCTTCACTTTTTGTTCCTTCGTGTAGTGCTACAAGATCAGCCCACTTTTCAAGCGTCACATCTGACCAACTGTCAATTAAATTAAATGTTTCCTTCTTTCCTTCCTTTTTGATTTTGACTTTCATAATTTGTTTGTTAGTATATAATAGAAATTTTTGTTATTTAGTTTACTGTACGAAATATAGTCCTGCATTTGGATTATCTAAATGGTATATAACATTATACCTTACTCCATCTATTGCGTGATTATATGAATCTACATAAAGTTTAGAACCCTTGTCTGCGTAAACATAATTGTTCATCTCTTTAGCTATATTAGTTGATTCAGGAGTTATGACAAGTTCATAGTCTTGCATACGGGTTATACCACTTTCAATAGTTCCTTTCTTTACAGGTTTTATGTTTACTCCTAAATGTCTTAGGTCTGCTATTAGTCTTGGCTCAGAGCTATCAGCGATACAAAGTTTATCACCCACTTTATCTAATATGATTTTAGCAAGTTCGTGGCTTTTAAGTCCATTACGATATATATGTTCTTTAAGATATATCTTTTGTTTCTTTTTATCAATAGCTACTTCAGTCAGACTATCAGGATCAACTGAGAAACCGAAATCAAGACCACAAGAAGTTTGTAGTCCATCAGGATTGAAAGCTCCTATACTCCAATTCTCAAATACAACACCCTCTGCCTTATCTAACCACCCACCTAAGATTTTGTGCTGATACTTTTTAAAGTTTCTGTGCTTTATAGTCTTAATACGGTCTAGGAAGCTCGTAGAGAGGTTTTCTACATTATCTAGGTATGTACTATGGATATAGCGCACATTGTCTTTAAAGCCGTTAAAACCCGCTTCTACGCCTTTGTCCTCAAAAAACCTTTTATATATCCAATGTTCTTTAGTAACAGGATTCAAGATAAGTATAATTCTATTCTGAACATCTTTCTCTCTAATACTTAAATCTATTGTATCAAATATATCTTCATCAATAAGTTCTTCAGCTTCGTCTAATACCCAACAGCTTATTCCTTGTAATGACTTTAAGTTCCCTGTCTGATTTCCTGCTGAAGTCTTGATACCTCTAAATAGAATGTCTGATTGATTGCTTGTGTTTAATACTTCTGCCTTATTGATATTAAAGACATCATCAAATCCTAGTAGCCCTATCTTTTCTAAGAACTCAGGAATGATTGACAAGTGAGCTGATGTCATTGTGTATCTTGTAAAGAGTATTCTAATCCCTTTAGTCATAGTAAGTAAAGTAAGAAAGACTGTTGCAGCAAAAGACTTTCCTGATCCTCTACCTCCTGTCATAATAAAGTATCTAGCTTCAGATGAAAAAAGTGCGTTATATTTGCTATTCAGTATCAGTATCTACAAATGTTATTACAGGCATATTAATTGCTTTATCACCTGAAGTTATATCTACTCTGTTTGTTTCATTCCAACCAAGCCTAGTCTTAGCAGCGTGTATTACAACTGAAGGTACTTTATCTTTTACGCATTCATAATACTTTGACTTAATAAAATCTTGTTGTATGTTTTCTATTTCTTCTACTTTAGCTTTAAATTCCTTATCTTCTTTTAGCCACTTATAAAAGTTTGTTCTTGATAAGTCAGTTGCTTTTAAAGCAGTAGTAATTACTCCTAAAGAACTTTCTAATGCTTTGAGTAATCTCTCTTTGTTAATCTTTGTTCTATTTTGTTCCATTATTTTTTGTATTTTTCTTCTAATATTACAGGTACAGTATTATTCCATTTTACTCTATGATGTATTCTTTTATCTGATATGCCCATTGTTGCTATCTTTACACAAGAGGGATTATACATAACTGAAAAAAAAGATTTGATATATGTGCCATATTGTAAATATAAATCTGTTAAACCCCCTTTTTGTTTTTGTGTAGGCATTTGTTCAAGTCGCAACAGCGCTGTTGTTAAGAAAATCTTTCCCTTACTTCCTAAATTAACATAGGTTGTTACATCTTCATTCATTCTGCCAATAAATTCAAATCGTCTTTCTGTACTACATAAAAAGCTATTCATAGCTTTTCGTTTAAGTTGCTTTTTCCAAAGCCCTGAATTTGGTCCTCCAATAAAATCTCCACCCTGCCCCATAGCTAAAGTCATTATATTTGAACTTATATAAAATTCTAAAAGACAATCAAATACATAATTCATATTTTTTATAGGTTTATGGGCTGTATTATATTGTAGTTCTTTTTTAAAAGAGTAATCAAATCTTGTATAGTCATCACACATTATATAAAAATACTTTATGTCTAGTTCTGTTGCTAAGTCAAATATTTTATTGGCTGAAAATAGGGTGCTTCTTAAGTCCCCTGTATTATCGCCTGAGTCCATTTCTAAAGCCGCTTTGTTTTTGTCAAAAATTAACAGTTCATCACCATAAATTTTTTTATATTCAAATCTGCTTTCATCTAAATCATCTGCAACTAAATATATCTTACCTGTATATCCCTGTTTTCTCAAAGTATGATATGTCCACATTTTGTCAGGTCTACCATGAACCATTATAAATACAGCAAATTCTTTATTCGTACTCTGAATTATAGACATCTTGTAATTTTTTATTTAAAATAACATAACCATTCTCAATAGCTTTATTAAAATCAATTATCACTAAAGCACTATCTTCCATTAACTCTTGAAGTTCTTTATTAGAATGAGAATAAAAATCTGCAATACTTTGATAATTAAATACTGTATGTCTGTAAGCGGCTTTTATTAAAAAATCCTTTTCTTCTTTTTTTATATTAGAAAGTCCTATCTTTTTAATTAGCTCTTTTACTTTATCTTCATTGTAAAGTTCTTCTTCTTTTGGCTTTTCATTTTTAGGCTCATAAGTTGGTGCTTCAATATTCTTTGTATAAACTTCTTCTTCTTTTACATCATCTTCATTCTGCCAAACATCTAAACCCCATTCAGCTAGTTGTACACTATCCCATTCATTAGCTAACATATCCCATTCCCATTCTCCAAACCCTACATTGTCTTTTACTATAAATTCTTTCTTTTGTTCTTCAGTAAGTCCTTCAGCTATTTCTATCCATACTTCTTTAAGCCCTGCGTCTTTACTTGCCTTCAATCTCATATTGCCACCCAAGACAATCATATCTTCATCAACTACAATAGGTCTTAGCTTTAACATCTCAGGAAACTCCTGTATTGACTTTACTAGCTTTTTAAACTTATCGTTCTTAATGATTCTAGGATTGTTAGGATTCCCTTTAACCTTACTGATCTTAACTTGTTGCTTCATAGTATATAATAGATTTTTTGTTTATTTATTTAATAGTCCTCATTTATACCTCTTTCGCCTACAAGCTTTTCTTTTGCGCCATCCCACAGTTTATCGTGTCTTTTTTTTTTACTTAAAGATTCTTCTGTACGCTTAAGGCTAGGCATACCTTCTTCAGGTTCACTATCCATATATAATCCACATTCACATTCAGCTTCCTTTGCAACCCATTTACTTTCTATTAAAACTATTGTTACTTTCCCTAAGTCTTTCTCTTTACCACATTCGCATTTATACTTTGTCATTTTAAATTATCAATTAGTTTTAGCAACTGTTGCGGAGTGTAGATTCTGCTTTCACCTGAATAATTTTCATATATACAAGTGAAGTTATCATCTTCATAAGTCCAAAGACTTCTCACTTTGTTTTTAATATGGTTTCTTAAAATCCATTTAATAGTCTTGTATGTTCTTTTAGTTTTCATTAACTATTTTTTTTATGCCATCATAAATTCCTGACAAGCAAGAGCCACAACTTGTTCCTACATTATAATTAGATCCATAGATAGTATTGTATAATTCTATCATTCTTTTTTTAGCTGTGTGATCCTTTGCCCTTCCTGTCTTTACATCTTCCCAAACCTCTATTGCTTCATCTATTAATGACTGATGTAATTTATCAGGTACTTCTATTTCAGTTGTCTTTTCCCAAAACTTCTTTGGACATTCCATTGGTGCAATTCTTGCCTTCACCTTCATAAAGCATTTACAAATTCCGCAGTTTCCAAGTAAGCTTTTATAATGAGGACACTCTCTACATATAGCTATTCTATCTTCATAAACTTT